GTCAGCAAGCAAGGCCGTGTTAGCTTCACGTTGAGCAATTTTAGCGTCATTAACTGACTGAATACCGCCGAGCGTATTAGCACGCTGCAAACGGAGTTCCTGCTGCTGGATTTGCGCTGGCGTTAGGGCAACTCCGTAACGTTGGGCGTTACGAGACGCTACGCCTTGCGTAAGTGCAGAAGCAGCTCCCACGTCTTTTCGGGCTTGCTCTATAAGAGTCTTATCGGTACGCGCTTTATTAATAAGCTCTTCTTCAAACCCACGGTAGTTCTTTACGTAGTCAAGGTACTCTTGACGCGTGAGGTTAGCGTACGCTTGTTCTGGATCTGATACGTTTGGTAGTGAAACGTAAGTAGATCCGCCACCACCAGTTACGGCTTGTTGCTGCCGCAAAGCTTCCATAACTTCAGGAGACAAAGTGGATATCATTTCTTAGCCTCGCGGAGCAAACATTCCAACTACTGGTGTAGAAACAAGATCGGACTTTTTAACAGTCGGGGTGGCTGCATTAAAAGCAGAAGCTCCTCCGGTAGGAGAATAAAACCCAAGCGGAGAAGTAGGTACAAATAATGGCGTACCACCTAACGACTGAGGTTGGTTTTGTTGCCCATACGTAGTGCTTCCGTACGTACTGTAGCGTAACCGATCGCCAACGCCGGTAACTAACTGGCCGGTTTTAGCGTCTTTTGGAGCGTACCATTTACCGCCGCTAGCGATGTTTTCGCCAGCCTGAGCAATAGCGGTCGATGCTATCTGGGCAGCAGCAGTTTGCTTAGCTTGAGCTACCTGCTGATTGGCGCGAGCGCGTTCCAGTGCAGAGGACGTAGCTAGCCGACTAGCTTGAGCCATGCCGGATTGAGCGTCAGCAGCTTGCCCGCGAGCAGTGCCAAGTACGCCTGTCTGCATAGTATTCTGAACTTGCTTGGCCGAAACGTTAGCGGTGTTAAGTTGGCTAGTCAGTGCTTGCGCCATATCGCTAGCAGCAGTGCTGCTAGTGGCTTGTTGAAGGCTAGGCGTAGAGATTGCCTGCATAACATCAGCATTGGCACGGCCGCGAAGACTAGACTGTACATCCTCGGTCAGCGACTTATCGCGCATCTCCTGCAGCAACGGATCGTACTTTTGTTTGAAGTACTCGTACTCCGCCATAGCAACTGAGGCGGAAGCTTTTTCGGCTTCGCTTGGCTTGTAGTCTGCTGCCTTCGGTTTGCTGCTCATAGTGCCCTCGTATATACAACTGTATCTACAGTCCACCCGTTCGTTTCCAAGTGCGACATCAGACCTAAAAACGGGGATCTTGTCTCTAAGTAGCTATACCCCGCTTCTCTGGCAACGCGCTCGAAGAACGACTGGTACCTAGATACCAAACTATTCCCCTTCTCCTTGGCCCATGCGAGCCAAAGAAACATGGTTTTCTTTCCGGTGAAGTTATCGACCTCTGTTGTAGAGACTACGAACCCTTCACTTGTAACCCACAACACGGCTTGTCCATTTACACACGCCGCGTACACATCTTCTGCCCGGTATGTCAGAGTCTTCGCGTTACGAAGGATCTCTTCTACACCTGGTTTAACCCAATCCCACTCTCTACGTACGTCAGATACGAAAGGCTCAACCGCCGCTACCGTACCTGTTTCTGCGCCGTGAGAAAGAGGAGTGAATGCCGCCATACGCTACCTTCCTAGCAATTCCCGCATCAGCGTTTCGTGCGCGTCTGTCTGCTTGGGCTATGCCCTCAGCAAACAAAGACCCGTACACCTGTGCCCCAGCAAAGTCAGTCCAGTCTTTGCTAGGCAAACGCAATAAACGAAACAGAGCACCGTTGACGATGGTGTCGCGGTACTCCGACATCAGCTCGTCATCAGCGGTGGTAGAAGTTTGAGTGGGTTTCAGCTGCACCCGCAAAATAGTACTAGACGCTTTAGTTTCGTTTGGTACCGGTACCATCCAGAACAGTGACTGACTGGTCTTTACAAAGTACTCCGGAGTTCCACGATTGTCGGCGTCACGCCAGTTCTGCTTACGTTGCTCTAAGAGATTAGTGCTGATTGGCTCAATCTCTTTGCCGTCATGAACTACCCACATGATCTTGTGCACTACCGTATCGGTAGGCGGCTCAAGATCGTATTCGTAGATGCCAGCAATCGTGGTAACAGGATCTAGCTCTGCTTGGAGGACAGCCGCTTTCTCACAGAGCTCAATAACCGCTGCGCGGATGTTGTTCTCGATGAGCGTGTCGGGGCAACCCGGCACCATCGGGATGATCTCTGGCAGGAGCGACTCATAGAGCGCCATGAGTTATTACCCCGCTACAGCTGGGACAGACGTTACTTGTCGGCTAGCGTCAAAGTTAGGCGAAGTAATAGTGTCCAACTGTGCCTTACCGGTGATGGAAGACATGAAAAGTTGGAAGTGTGAAGAAGCTCGCTGCTGGTTACCAGCATACTCAGCATCCTTCATGTACGCCATGTAAAGAACATAGTTCATCACGGCATTTGCAAAGATATCTGGGATATCTAAGTTTCCGTTCTGGGCAACAGTCGCCGGATTTGCTGAGTAAATGATTTCTACATACGACGCTGCTGGCGACGCAACGCCGGGATACACGTAAAAGTTACGCGGGTTTTGCTCATCGTAGATATAGTGCTTTACGATGGCAGCATGAGCTGCGTCCCCAGTAATAGAAGGGTCGTGCCAATCTGGAGTCTGAGCATCAAGAACTTCGCGTGACACGATACGAACAGCTCGACGGCCAGAGCCGTTAGTAGCTGCAGACATGTTGCGAACAACTCGAAGCAACCGATTACCTTCGCTAGGAATTTCCTGCTTAGTACCGGCCACTAAAGAAATCGTTGTATTCTTAGCTGAAGCGTCTGGCTTCAGAAGAGCAATTTCACGCTGGGCGTCATTCACCCAGAGTACGAGCTCATCTACCACCGGCCAACGAACACCAGTGGTGTCCTGCAGGGTCTTTTGAACTCGGTCAATAACACTTTGTACGGTGACAGCCATGGTCTACCTCACGAGTGAAGGAACGCCTCCCAAGCCGCTTCTCGATCTTCGGTGCTGACTGTTCGCCCGACAACGCGGTTCAATGCGGCTGCCTTTGGCGCTCCGTCAGACTTGAAATCATCTGGGTCGCCACTCTCAACGAGCTTTTCGATCCCAGTAATAACATCATCCAGCGTATGGACTTTCTCGAACTCTTCTACGGAAGGGACATTATCTATCGTTATGCCTAACGGTTCTGCTGCTGGTTCAGGTTTCTTATCAGTTGTTACCTGTTTTGCCCCCTGCTGAAGAGCTAGTAATCCGATTTCATCGGACACCTCTCGCTCAACACCCGGAAGAAACAAAACACAAGCACCGCTGAGAGTAGCTACCCGAATCTCTTGGTCTGCAATGACCTTCACAAAACCTCCTGGTTTAAAGAGAGCGGGAGGCCCCCTCCGAAGAGAGGGCCCCCCTCACAGCTTAGACGGCCGTGTCGAGCGCGATCACGCCAAAGTCTTGGACGTTGGCAGTGACATCGCTGTTGTACTTCGGCTTGCGGAGACCGAAGATCTTACCGATCGAGATACCAGACTGGTTCTGGTAATCGAAGGTGTCTTCGACGATTTCCGGCAGACCGATGTCGGCCATAGCAAGAGCCTGAGCACCGCAGAAGAGAGCGCGAGCACCGACGACGTCGGCGTTAGCACCCCACTTGTAGCCAGCGGCACCGGCATTCGCCGAGGTACCAGTCGTCGCGCCAGCAGTGTTAAACACATGGCGGAACTCGTGGACCATCACACCGTCGACCATCAGCGAGCTCGAACCAGCGAACAACTGGTTGCTCGGACCACGGATGCCAGCGTTACGCACGTTAGCAAGGAAGTCCGAATCGAGCTTAAGGGCCGCCATCTGCTGCGGCGTCACGAAGAGGTGGAACACCTCGTCGTTACCAGCACCGCGAACGCCACGGATGTACTGGTCCTTAGCGTAGGCCTTCAACTCGACCACATGGCGATACTTCAGCACGTCGGCCGTAGTAATCGCAGTCGTGTCACCGGCAATGATGTCGTCACCCGAAACGCGACGATGGCGAGCGGCAGTCGGAGCCGACACGTCCGAAGCGAACTCAAGGCCCGACAGGTTCTGACCAGAGGCCAGCACCGGACGGAGACCACCGTTCGTCTTGTGCGTGTAAGCAACACCGGCGAGCGTCAAGAACGCGAGCTGGTCCATACGATCGGCCATCGCGTAGGCGAGGGCGTCACGGGACGTCTCACGGAAGTTTACCACCGACTTCTGGTCAGCGAGGCGGCCAGCGATACGGTTCGCAAAGCGCAGCTGATCGAGCTCAATGGTGATGTCGTAAGCGCGGAGCGCCTCTTCATTACCCTCAAGCGAGCTGTCGCCCGTCACGCCGTCACCGGTCATGTCGGCCAACAACGTGATCACGGCCTTCGTGCCCTTGTCGGACTTCGTCAGCTCGGTGACCCGCTGGATCATCGCGTTAGAACCCGAACCAGCGAACTGGTTCACAAACGACATATTGCGAGCGACGCGCCAGAAATCACGGCTCCACGCCGTGAGTTGTTCACTAGTCAGCGCCGCAAAGTTAGTAAGAGCCATTTGGCTTCTCCTTGATATTGCGTTTAAAAATCCAGTAATGCACCTGCATTACCAGCCTCTATAGCCGACTTTATGGAGCGGCTAACCCGTTTCCCCGTATCGTGGGGTCACGACTTAGCGCGTATTTACGAGGCGCGACCTCGGCACGTTTAACGCCATTGCAGGCGAAAGCTCAAACGTTTTTAGCGTGTGCGACACGGCCGGATATCGTTCCGACGGACGAATTCAGTTGTAGATTAGCAACACGAATAAAAGTTCGCAACTATTATCTTTATTTCTAGTCCTTGTTCATCTTGCGAAGGGTCATGGCAAGGCGGGCACGCTGACCCATCTTGCCGGACTTCTTAGCGGCTTTACGAAGTTGCTTGGCGGGGATCTTCTCCCCCTTCTTAACACCGAGTGACTTTCGCAACGCGCCGGGCTTTTTAATAGCCCCGCTGATCCAGTTCTTAGCCATTACTTGTAGCCCATAGGAGGTTTCTTGGTCGACGCTTTCTTTTTAGGGCCAGACTTCTTCATGGGGCCCTTATGCTTAGCGCCCTTCATCATGGTGCCATCCGGCATTCGATGCATATTCTTCATGCGAGACTCCTTTACCATTTGACCTTGTCGGCCCAGTAAGCGGCCGACATTTTGCCCTTAGAAATATTTGATGCATGGCGAGCTTTGAACGACTCGCGACGCTTACGGTAAGCAGCTGACTCTCCCTGCTTCTTAGGGGAGCCGCTAACACCCTGCTGACCAAAGCGAATCGTCTTCACTTGATCTCCAGACTTTGCCACAACTACGTGACTTTTGGTCGGATGACTAGGAGTACGCTTCGGTTTGTTGTAGCCGGACACGCCAGCTCTGGCGAGCCTTGGATCACGGTTAGCCATTAGACAACGTCTCCACGTAAGCGCTTCAAAGTAGCTGCTGGAAGCGCGTTAAACTCATCTTCGCTTAGCGACATGATGTCAAACGCCTTCTCTCCGCGTGCAGCAGAGCTTTCGCCCGGCATATCAGGCGGCTGAGCCTCAGCGGCCTTCATCTTACGGGCAACTTCAGCGCGTTTTTTGGCTACTTCATCAACGGCAGGCTTAGCAGCAGTCGGTGTTGAGCCAAGAGACGGCTCGACCGGTGCGCCGGGGTCCAAACCGTACTCACGGATGACAAATTTAGCTGCCTTTGACAGCGCAGCAACCGGGTTGTCACCCTTCACGATGAACGCGTCGCGAAGATCGATGACTTCCTGGGTGTACTTTTCGTTGAAGTCGGAACTTGCGCGGTCAAAAACCGGGAAGTTCGTCTCCAACTCGGCTGCGGCCTGCTGCAAAGCCGACATCTGCTGGCTCTGAGTGACCTTCTGCTCCATTTTCTGGGTCAGTTCGTACTCAAGCTGGGCACGTTCCGCCTGACGGATCTCCTGACGGAGGGCTGCGGCCTTCTCATGCTGCCCGTCCAGCACCAAATTCTGGTACTCGACCTCTTTTGCAGCAAATTCGTAGGTACTCGGAGCGTTTTCGGCTACGTTTTTTGCAGCCATGAGGTCATCGAGCTGCTTTTGAAGCGCCTTTTGCTTAGCCAACACCTCGTCAAGGCGTGACTTCGGCACCATTGGCTTCTTCTGCTCCGGTTCAGGGGCAATTTTTGCCTCAGGTTCGGCGGCAATTTCTGCCTCAGGCTCAGGAATGCTAGGCGCTTCGGCCAGTTCTTCGGCTTTCGGCTCAACTTTAGGGGCCTCAGCAACCGGTTCCTCAGCAACTTCTGGCTCTTCTACCGGCGCAGCGGCCTTAGGCTCTTCGCCAAGGCCAAAGTTCAGATCAATCGAGGGGCTTTGAGCG